AGGAGTCCAGAAAACTGGATTATTGAAGATGTATATACAGACTGTTTCAATCAAAAGAGTCTGTTGTTTGTACTGATAGAGAATAACCACTACGCTGGCTTCTTTGTCCTGCAACCACAAGGTGAGACTATGCATCTATGGGCTGCTTATTCGTTAGAAAATAGTTATGATGTTGTCGAAAATGCCTTAAAATACATAAAAGGCATGGCTGCTGAAGCTAAGGTTAAATACATAACATTTTCTAGCCATAGGCGGGGTTGGGCTAAAAGGGCGGCTGATTACGGATTCCGTCCAAAACAATGGATTTGTGAGGTTTAATATGGGTGGTGGCGGAAGTCCTCAAAATAGTACGACAACTACGAGCATTGATCCTAGTATCAAGCCGTATGTTACCTATGGACTCGAGGAGGCTAAACGTCTCTATGAGTCTGAATCACCTTCATTCTTCCCCGGTCAGACGTATGTAAGCCCATCGGAGCAGACTCAGCAAGCCCTACAAATGGCTCAACAACGAGCTATGGCAGGTTCTCCACTAACAGGTGCGGCACAGGCTGAGACATTAGCTACGATTCAAGGGAGAGGCGTTAATCCATTCCTAGCGGGTGCTTTAGAGCAGACGAATCGTCTATCTGGTGAGGATTACCTTCGTAACATACAGCAACTTCAATCAGGTGCATCGTCAATGGGGCGTTATGGCTCTGCTGCTCAAGGTCAGCTAACAGGTCAGGCTCAGGATGTTTATGCTCGTGCATTAACGGAGCAAGGTGGTCAGTTAGCGTATCAGAGTGCTGAAGCTGAACGTAATCGTCAGATGGCTGCGGTTGGTGCTGCTCCTCAGATGGCACAGGCTGACTATGCTGACATACAGCGTTTACTTAGCGTTGGTGGTGCTAGAGAGGCTCAGAGTGCTGCTCAGTTACAAGATGCAATGAATCGCTTTAACTTCCAGCAAAACTTGCCACAAGCAAAACTAAGCCAATACGCTAATCTGTACTCTAGTGCTCCTCAAGGTGGCACTACGACACAAACAGCGACACCTACAGGAGGTAAATAATGGGTGATCCAGTTACTACAGGTATGATGATCGGTGCTGCTGGCGGTGCATTAACTAGCAAGAATCGGCTGCAGGGTGCATTGCTTGGTGGTGCTTTAGGTGCGGCTGGTGGTGCATTTACAGGTGGTTTTACTGGTGCTGCACCAATTGTTGAAGCTAGTGGAACTGGTTTAGCTAATGCTACTGTACAAGCTCCTACTTTTGGACAGAAAGTTGCAAGTGGTTTTACAGGTGTTAAGGATGCTTTTGGTGGTGCTAATGCGTATATGAATGCGAATCCTGTTACATCACAAATTGGTATGCAAGTAGCTAGAAGTGCATTTGAGCCAGAACAGCCTATGCCATACGCTCCATCAGGTCAAGTATCGCGTAGTCAGGTTCAACCAATGGATTACATGAGCTTACTAAATCCTCAGCAACAAACTGTTATCCGTCCACCACAAATTTCGTTATTGGGGTAATTTATGGCTATCGGCGATTACTTAAGTTACTTAAATCCTACAAATTACAATGTATTTGGCGTAGAGAATCCTACTTATAGTGGATTACTAGGACCAGAGCAGTCTCAAGCATTATCACAACGATCTAATATTGCTGGCTTATTAGGCGCGGCTGCTGCATTGGCTCAAGGTATGAGTAAGCAAGGTCCTAGAAGGTCTGGGCTGCAAAATGTTATAGGTGCTTTAGGTGCTGGCTACGGTTCTGCTGGTCAGGCATATCAAGGCGGTATAGAGCAGATGGCTAACGCTCAAAGGTTAGCTCAAATGCGACTTCAAATGAATCAAGCTGCTCAAACTCAGCAAGCTATTGAAGGTTTGATAAATGATCCACGTGTTGCTGGAGATGCAACAAAAATAGCCTTTATTAGAGCTAATCCAGCAGAAGCATTAAAGATATTGCAAGAGCAGTTTTCATATGAAGATTTAGTTAAAAGAGTATCTTCTGATCAAGCCCCACAGGCTGCTCCAGCTGCTGCTCCAGTACCAATCGTACCAGAGCCAGTAGCATCAGCAGCAGTTCCTGCACCAGTATCAGTTCCTGCACAGAGAGAATACACAGAGGATGAAAAAGCTTTATTGGCTATCGCTGATGCTAGAATTGCTGCAGACCCATCATATAAAAATAGAACAGCAGTTAATCCTCAACAAGCAGTTTCAAATGATGTACCAGTTGTTGAAGTTAAGCCATTGGGAGAAATGAAATACACAGATGCTAAGGCTAACAATAGAGGATTTCAATTAATATCTGAACGTGACAAACTAGAAAAAGATATTGCTATCTATAGTGATCCTAGACTTGCAGCTAATAAAAGATCACAAGATATTTTAACTGGTTTAGTAAAAAGACTAGAGTTAAATACTAAGTCGCTAGACAAAGAAGCGGTTGCAAGTTATGACTGGACAAATATTGCAAAATCAGTTCCTAAAGAATTTGGTACTAGAATAGCTAACCTAAAACAATTAGCAGAAACAGGTGCAATGTCAGCTAATGAGGTATCAGGTAGATTAGCAAAGATAGAAGAAGATGCTGCTGCTTCCATTATTAAGAAATCTGATTTTACTAGCAATGATAGACGAGTAGCTGCCTTTATGTTCCCTAATGCTGACGGAACTCCAAGAGATATAAGTACGCTAAATGCTGCTCAGTTAAAATTGTTAGATGAGAAATTAGCCCGAGATCGCATTATAGAGAAAAAAGCTGGTGCTCCAGTTACAAAGATTGATATGGGGCAAAAGACTGTTGCTATAGAACGTGCAAAGGCACAGGTAGCTAGTGAAACTGCTGCTGAAGGTGCTTTGGCTGTTGCTGGTGATGTTAGGGCTATTGTTGATGTATTAAAGCCATATCAAGGCGGTAAATTTGATGAACTTAAGGCTTCATTAGGACCATATTTCCCCGGAACTAACCTTGAAAAAATATCTAGTGCTGCTGCTCTTGCTGAAGCACTAAGAGCTAAAATTGCTCCTACATTACGTGTACCGGGTTCCGGTGCTACTTCAGACTTTGAGATGAAGCAGTTTATGGCTGCAATTCCTTCTTTGGCTCAATATCCTCAAGGTCGTGAATTATTAGCTACTTATACACAACGATTTGCTGACAGATCAGCAGCAGCAGCAGATATTAAAGCTAAGATGATTGAAGATGGTACATATTCATTAAAAGCATTCCAGAATGAATTAAAAAATGCTGGATATGAAAGAATATTAACTCCAGAAGATTTACAAAAGTTAAATGCAGCTAAACCATCTACAGGAGCAGGAAGTGCGTTACCTCCTGATGTTAGACGCAGATATGGTCTTCAATAAGGTTAATTATGGCTATAACACTACAAGACTTAGAAAGAGCATTACTTGAAGCTGACAAGGCTGGAGATACTACGTCTGCTAATTTGTTTGCTAATGAAATAAAAAAAATACAACAGTCGCAACAGCCACAAGAAGGTGGTGTAATTTCAGGTGCTCAGAAACGATTAGCTCAAGCTGGGGTTGGGCTTTTTGGAGCAGGTGCGCGAGCTGGAGAAGCATTAGGCATTGTTTCTCCTGAGTTTATGAAAAGGTATGAAGATAAAATACAGCAAGAACGCTCTGTAATGTCTCCTGACTATCAAGCACTTACTCCTACTGGTGGTCGTGAAATTGCAGGTTCCACTATGGTTGATGTCATTGCTAGTTTAATGGGTGGTACTGGACTTAAAGCAGCTAAGAATGTTCCTTTTGTTGGTGGAACTGCTGAGTCTTTAGGTGGCGCATTAGCTCCTACAACTATTCCACAAGCTGCTGGTGGCGGTTTATTGTATTCTTTAACTACGCCATCAGAAAGTACGTCTGAGGCTGCATCTAAAGCAGTATTAGGTGGTGGTGCTGGCGGTATAACTCAATTTGGATTACGTCAAATTGGCTTGGCTCCAAAATTAGATCCTAATTTAACTCCACAGCAACAAGAAGTTGGTCGTAGAGCATTAGAGCAAGGATTCCAACTTGATCCTACGCAAATTACTGGCTATGGTGGTGGATTAAGAGAAGGCATTAAGTCTCGTTTCCCTATTGCTAGAGAAGCATTTACTCGTCTTGAAGAAAACAATCAAAACCAGACAAATAACATTGCAAAAAATTTAATTAAGATACCGCAAGCAGCAGATTTAACTAATGAGTCAATGGAAACTGCATTTAAGTCTGCTCTTAATAATTATCAAGTTTTAAAACGTGTTCCAGCAGTTCAGGGCGATCAAAAATTTGTAACTGCTATTAACAATGAATTAAGCAGACTTAATAAAATACCTAAATCACAACTTAGTGCTGATGATAAAAAAGCTATTCGTGTATTAAATGAATATAAGAGTTTTGGAACTCAAGCAATATCTGGTGACGAGGCATTTATTCGTTCTAAAGCTATTGGTAATAACTTATTCCAAGCACAGAAATCTGGCTCTGGAGAAGCTGCTAACGCATTTAAAACGCTTCGTAGCGCATTTGAGCAGTCAATTGAGGATTACTTATCAAGTCCAGCCAATTTAATGCGTACTAATGGTAAAGCTACGTTAGATCAGTTTAAAGATGGTCGCAAAACATTATCTAATTGGTATTTAATTGATAGTGCGTTTAATCGTGATACTGGCAATGTTAGTGCAGCTAAGTTATCGCGTGAGTTGGCTAAGAAACCTACGTATGGAACTACTAAAGAGCCTATTGAAACTGCTGCTCAATTGAGTGGTGCGTTTCCTAGAGCATTCCCATCTAGCGGAACATCAGAAAGAATGTCTTATGGCGATCCATTGTCATTATTGTTTCAGTCACCAGTAGCAATTCCTGCTTATTTGGCTACTTCTCAGCCAGTACGTAATATTCTTGGTCAACGATATTTAGGTGCAAAGCCGGAAGGAATTATGGGTAATATTTATGGTGGCATTTCTAAAGTAGGTGGCATTGTTCCGCAAACAGGTAGAGAGAAAATTGGTGAAGCTATTAGAAGCGTGGAACAGCAGCAATTAATGCAAATGTTGCAGCCTACTTATGGTCAATAAAGGTTAAATCATGGCAAAGAATAAAATTTCTGAATATAGTGCTACCGCATCCAATAACACAGATATTGGCGGTATTAACATAGCTGAGGGATGTGCTCCATCAGGTATTAACAATGCTATCCGCGAGTTAATGGCACAGCTTAAAGATCAGCAAACAGGCACAGACGCTGATAGCTTTGTTGTAGGCGGTGCGTTTACTTGTACTGGTGCTGCTGTATTTAGCTCGACTGTGGCGTTAGGCGCATCAGCTACGGCTACTACGCAATCGGCAAATGATAACTCTACTAAGGTAGCTACTACGGCTTACGTTGGTAACTCTGTAGCTCTTGCTTATCCAGTAGGTTCAATATATATCAATGCCTCAGTTAGCACTAACCCTGCTACATTGTTTGGCTTTGGTACATGGACTGCGTTTGGTGCTGGTCGTGTAATGGTAGGCTTAAACGGAAGTGATTCTTCGTTCGATACTCTTGAAGAAACTGGTGGCTCTAAAGACGCTATCGTTGTAAGCCATACTCACTCAGTTAGTGATCCCGGTCACAACCACACAATAGGATTCCAGAACAACACAATCGATCAAAATAGTGGATCGGCTGGTCTTGCTAGACAAGGCACATCAAATACAAGCACAGCAAGTACAGGCATCTCAATTAATTCAACTGGTGACTCTGCTACTAACGCTAACTTGCAACCATACATTGTTGTTTATATGTGGAAACGGATAGCCTAATCATGGACAAAATACAACTTACTGACGAGCAGATTGACCATATTGCTGAACGTGCTGCTGAGGTAGCATTTAAGCGTATCTATGAAGAAGTAGGTCGGTCAGTTGTTAAGAAGATATTCTGGATAGTAGGTGCTGGTGCGCTAGGTCTAATGATCTGGATGGCTGGTAACGGTCAGCTTCCTAAGTGATGTGGACCCACTTACAATTCTTGCTGCTGCAAAACTGGCTGCAAGTGCAATCAAACAAGGCTGTGAACTGTATCAACAGGCTAAGGCTGATGGCATGGAGTTGGTCGATGCCTATGGTAAAGCCAAAGATGTGGTTGCTGACATTAGTAGTCATTTGGGTGGATTTTTCAAAGCGCATGAGCAGCTTGAGAAACACGTACACGAGGAAGAATTAAAGACTAAGAAGGTTCGTGATCCTGAGCTATCGGTAAACCAAGAAGCGTTTAATCGTATATTGGCTCAGAAAGAAATGATCCGTCTAGAGACAGAACTACGCGAAATGATGGTGTATCAGGCTCCGAAGGAACTAGGTGCTATCTGGTCAGAGTTTGAGGTAATGCGGGATAGAGTTAAGGCAGAACGAGCAGAGGTTCAACGTCAGGAACTAGCAAAGCAACAAGCAGCAATATGGCGACGAGCAAAGATAAAAAAGCAGATAAGCAATCAACTGACTTCAGTTTTCGCAGTTCTATTCGTAACAACGTGGTTCATATGGCTGATGATGCTCCTCAGAACGAGTCACACATACCGTTCACTCTACTCCTCACCATATTGGTACTGTGTATTGTGCTCGTTATAGCGTTGCCTGTGATGGGCGTAATGTACATGGATATGAACAACGCTACAGCAATGGCGATGGAAGAGGCAAGAAAAATGCGCGAGTTGCGTACTAAAATACTTTTAGATATACGGGGTGAATAATGCTTACAATCTTTTCGACTTTCGTTTCGTTCTTGATGGGTGGCTTACCTAAGTTACTCGATTTCTTTCAAGATAGATCAGACAAATCCCATGAGCTAAAGCTGGCTCAGATGCAGACTGAGCGCGAGCTGCAATTAGCCGCTGCTGGTTTTATTTCGCAAGAAAAAATAGAAGCCATTAAGCTAGACGAGATCAGAACTCAGACACAATCTGCGGAGAAAGTCTCGCTAATCGACGCACAAAAAGCGGAGATGAATGCCATCTATGTTCACGACGCCGCACTTAGCGAAGGCACAAGCAAGTGGATGAAAGACCTACGCGCAAGTGTTCGTCCTGTAATTACGTATGGCTTCTTTTTCTTGTTAGTCGGTATTGATGCAGTTATTGCATACAAAGGTCTAACGACAGGCGTGGAGTTTACAGCGTTAGCCGACCAGTTATGGGATAACGAAACGCAAGCGTTATTCGCTTCGATTATTGCATTTCACTTCGGTGGCAGGGCGTTTGGAAAATGATCTACGTAATTTATTTCAGAATGCTTGTTACTTTAATAGCTAGTGTGTATCTAATTTTACATTTATCAAAATGATTAGTCCTAAAGCCTTAAAAATGATCAAGCACCACGAGGGGGTAAGGCTTAAACCTTACCGATGCCCTGCTCGATTGTGGACGGTTGGTGTAGGTCATGTAATTGATCCTAACCATGCAAAAGTACCGTTTGAAAAACGCAGTTATCTGGAAATTCCGGATGGCTGGAATCGAACATTCACAATCGAGGAAGTCGATGCCATTCTTCAAAAAGACCTTGATCGGTTTGTTGCGGGAGTTCTGCGCTATTGCCCTAGCGCTATTAATAATCAAGGCTGGCTTGATGCTTTGGTAAGTTTTAGTTTCAATCTAGGATTGGGAACCCTGCAACGATCAACGCTGCGCCAGAAGCATAACCGAGGTGACTACGCTGGTGCTGCTGATGAGTTCTTAAAGTATTGTTTAGGAGGCGGTAAAGTTCTTAAAGGACTCGTTAATAGAAGAAAAGATGAGCGAGCTATGTATCTAATGTAATTTGTAATATGATTGCAATAAGTATATGATATATAGATTAAATGCCTAAAATCAAGATTCCTGCCG